AAGTAAATGTGCTTGATGCAAAAGCATTGTCTGTATCCCAATCTTCAGTTTGTAAATTTATTTGTGTTGATGTAGCATTATTCACAACTTGTGCGGAACTTTGGTATGCTCTAAAACTACATTCAGCTAAACCAAGACCAGATACAAAGTTTGCTCTAGTCATTTTTTTTAATGCACCAGAAGCAGAAGTATCTGATAATAAAATTAAATCATCTGTAGCGATTGATGTTTCTGCTGTTTGTCCTGTAATTACAGTTGGATCAAGTTGTTCATCGCTAATTGCATCATCAGCGATTTTTGCATTTGTAACTGCGTCCGCAGCTAATTGTGAAGTGCTCACGGATCCTGCAGGAGCGTTGACTGTTCCTACTGCTCTTCCTAAAAATACACAGTACATTTCGTCCGTACCATTAACCAATGCCGCTGATAGTGTCAAAGTTGTGCCCGTTGCAGTATAAGCTTTACCTGACCCAGGTTCCTGAACCACGTTATTTACAACAAGTCTAATATCATTTTCGTTAGTAACACTATGTGATAGGGTATATGCAGTTTGAGAGTTTACGATTGTAAATACCTGTCTCTCGAAACTTATAAAACTTCTAGCTGGAACGTTTCCTACGTACGCCATAATTACTCCTATGAACTTATTGCATCAACCGTAGACATCCAGACACTTAATGAACTTGCAGTATCTGATTGTGCCTTAACTACGTCTCCGTTTTGCATTACTAATTTACTTCCACCGTCTATAAGCTCGAGCGATCCGCCCGCAACTATCGGCGCATTTTTGATTATGTAGTGATTTTGAGAACCACCTGTTACTGAAGATGTTATAAATACGTCTGCATTTATTGTTGATGTTGTTATATTTGCAAGACGAATAGAAATTATAGCATCATTAGAATCACTAGTATGGATAGTGACTGCTGATGTTCCTACGTCCTGATCTCCGAATCTTTTAAAATCTTGTGCCATAATTTATTCCTTATACTATAACGCGATTGCCATTGCAACGGCAAAACCCGCTGAAGCTCCCGCTGTTCCACTAGATGCTGCTGTTACTCTACCTTTTGCATCTACTGTAATTGATGAATTTGTATAACTAGCTGCTGATACTCCAGAGTTAGCTAGCGTTAATGCTCCGCCAGATGCGATTGTTGCATCACCTGACATTGCAGATTCTTGATAACTTGTTCCATCTGCAACTAATATTTTAGCAGCTGTATTGTCAGGCATTTTAAATAATGTACCTACATTTAAAGCACCATTAACATAATTAGATATAGTGTTTGCAAAGTTACCCATCAATGAGTGACTTGAACATTGATAGTATAAAACATTTGGTGTGTTAACATCAACTGCTATTTGAGTGTATGCACCAGATGATCCTGGTGTACCATTAGTGGTTACTCCTGTTGTGTAAGCCGTAGATTTATCTGCTTCTAAATAAAATAGTAAAGGGTGACCACTGTTTGTAGAATCTGATTGATCAAATCTGTAGTAATATTTGTAAGATGCATCTGCTCCTGTAAAAGTAATAGCAGGAGATTCAAGACCTCCTAAAAAATAAGCGTTTGAAGAACCTTGGCCCGAGTATGGATGAGCTGTTGTTTTTGTACCAACTGTAACAGTAATTAATTCTGGTGCTGATGAAGAACCATATTCAACCGGACTAGGTAAATTAGCTATAGTTGCAGGTAGTGTACAAAATACATCTAATGTACTTGAACCACCTGAATTAAAATTTATTTTTGAAGTGGTGCCTGCAGAATTACTTAAAACTGTAGTTCTTTGTAAAGTTGTAGAAGCTGAAAGAGTTCCTAAACCTACTTCAAAATTTGCTGTGCCTTGTTCAGAGATAGTGTAATAAGTAGTATTAGAAGTTGCAATACCACTATTGAAAGTTATAAAACCTTGTACTGCACCTGCAAGAGTTATATTACCCGTGCCTTGTGATGTACTAGTTTCCCTTACTCTATCATTTAAAACCAAAGCCATTTAATTTTCCTATTACGAAGTTATACTAATAATCGCATCAGAACCAGCAGGTGACCCAGAAGCTGGATTCGGGAATGTAATTGTAAACGTTCCGTTAGAACAAGATTTAGTTCCATTGAAATCTAAAACAACAACTAGTCTGTTAGCTGTACTATCAACTGTGCTACTATTATAAATTACTCCATATGCTGCACTAAAAGTTGCAGGTGTTCCTGATCCCCAAACTGTATCTGCAAAATCAACAGTTGCTACATTAGTTTGATTAGCCACTGCCTGTGATGTTAAAGTATTTCCACCAGTCGAATATTGACTTCCACTACCTGTTCCAACTTCATTAGCAACTCCTGATGAATAAACAGTACTTGAAGTACTGTAAGGTGCACCTGACCCTGCTTCATATAGAGCAAGTTTAAAAGTGTTTCCAGACGTTGCAAAATCATGATGACCAGAAAGTAGTGAGATTCCAAAACTGTAAGGTACTACATTTGTCATATTATTTTATCTCCTTATTAACTTGATGGTGATTTAACATTGAGTTGAACACGAACTTCACCATCTTGATATTCGTCTCTACGTCTGATGCCGATTTGTTCGACAGCATACGATTCTATAGCTTCACTATATGCTTTTGTGTAGTATTGTAACATATCTTGCGGACCTTTCAAGTATCCATATGCATTTACTAGACAAGCATATAAAAGCAAATCTTGATATTTATTTGATAAATAAGTTCCATTTGTAGCGGCTGGCGCTGCTGTTGGTTGTGTTGTATCAGTTATGCTTATAGGTTCTTTGTCATAAGCAAGTGTAATAGCATAAGTTTTATCAGGAGTTGGTGCTACAACCCAAAAAGTTTCATCCCAATTAGCATAGTATTTTGGAATATCTACGGCATTTGTATCAGGTGTAGAATAGTATTCTGCTATAAAACTTGTATCTCTTTGTTCTAAATAATATTGATTACCTTCTTGATCAGTTAGTTGAACATATCTAATTGCTCTTAAATCATCAGGAATAGTTACATATCTATTTCCAACAATTAAATTAGATGTTGCATAGAATACATTTTGATCAGTATCAATTGCTCTTGTAATTTTATTTTCTGCATTAACTATAATTCTTTCTAAAACAGAATCACTTAATACATTACTACTTACCTCTGTATAGTTTCTAATATCAGTTCTTAAGTTATCTAAAGTGTATGCCATTATCCGTTTACTACCTCAAGTGTTACAGGTCCTGCTGAACAATTTGTTCCTCCACCTTTTATATTACCTGATGTTGCATTACTAGTGCTAGTTATATGAAAAAAATTTATTGGATTAGTTATTGGATCAGATGTTGTTGCTCCAGTAATATTACCAGCAGCATCTATTTGGCCTAATGCAATTGTAAAACCATTTGCATTATTTAAATCACTTACATTATCAAAAGTTGGAATGTTAGCAAATGATTGTAAATTTCTTAAGTCAGCTGGATCAGAACCTCCAGGTCCAGAACTTGTTACTTGTGGTTGTCCTCTAAATCTTACAATAGAACCAGCAGCTCTTTGATGATTTTCTGAAAAAACATTTACATAAGTTACACCACCAGAAATAATAGATGTAAATGGATTGTTATCTAAAAGTATTAAACTTGTTTTTGATGTAGGTTGTGGTCTTGGATTATATAAAGCTTGAGGATCTGAACCTACAGGTTTAGGACTTAACTGTGGCTGCTTTGCTTCAAACTCTGAAGTGTGAACTAAAGATCCATTCCATTCTCTAACCATTTCAGAATATGGATATACCATTCCTGATCTGTCAGAAATTGCTAATGCATGTTTACCGGAAGCATACTTACCCATTATACTCCATCTCCATAAAATGTTTGTGGTGAAATAAAAGTAGATGTGCCTTGGTTGTCTGCATCAAGTGCTCTCAATAATTCACTTTCATATCTTCGTTCTAATTCTTGACTCATTTCTGGTGAATATTTCATACTTAAGTAATAAGCTAAACCAGACATCATACAAGGATAGAATCTATTTACCACATCAGATGTATTATTGTATGCACCTACATCTTGAATTTTTGATAAATAGTAAAAACAAAATTGAAAATTACTTGGTGTAGTCGTACTTGATACACTTGAACTTGGTGTTGTATATAAAAATATACTTGGATTTAATTTTCTTTCTACATAATATTGTGAAGGTGTACCTTTAGCTAATTTGTTTGGAGTTTGTGAATATGCTGATCTATCTATTTTAGTAAGTGCAATATCTTGAGGAGCCGTTGTAGTAGAATTATTTCTGTAATATGCTTCTAATACATCGCTAACATCACTTGGAAAGTTTTCTGAATCTGATGCAAAATTATATTCTGCTTGTCCTTCAACTAAAGGAACTTTAGCTAGTTTTACTTTCCATAAATGAACACCTCTATTACCCCATTCTTGAAACATAATATTTAAAGAACGTCTTGCTGATCTTAATTGATAACCAGTTCTAGTTCCTCTTACACCAGTTCTTTCAAAAGCTTCTTCTATAATTTCATCTATTTGAGGATTAAATTCGGTAGTTTCAGAAGTAGGAGAAATAGTTTGAGCAGTATTGCCCATACCAGACGTAGTTGTAGCTCCTGAATTATAATAAAATAATAAAGGTGCTCCAACTGTTCTTACAGGCGCAACATTAATTGTTGTTTTTGCTCCTGTAGATCCTGGAGTTCCTGTATGGGTAACTCCTGTTGTGTATTCTGTTCCACCAGTTGTAAAAGTTCCATCTTTAGTTGCAGAAAAAGAAAATTTAAAATTAGTATTAGAACTATCAGAAGTATCAAATATAACAGTATCACCTTCTTGTAAAAATAATA